CATTTGCTTTTGCTGTACCTTTTGCAAGATATAATGAACGAATATTTTTTATTAAATTTCTTTTATTAATATTATCATCTAATTTTTCTGGCAATGTTGCCATAAATTCACTTCTAAATTTTGTTAAAAAGTTAGATAAAACTTTATCTGGGTCTCTAAAGTTTGTGAGTTGTTGAATGTTTTGAACAGGGTTAGGTCTATAATTATCTAAAACTGCTTGAGCGCCTGAAGTATTACCTGTGATAAGTTCTCCATCTTTAAATCTATCTTGTGCTTTAATAAAAAGTTTTCCATTACCCAAATCTTCTACAAGAACGATTGATGTAGCACCTGATGTAACTCCTGTAATAGTTTCACCATTTTCAAATTTTCCAAAAGATGATGTTTCTTGTAATACTTTATCACCAGCACCTTCTTGTGTGTTTCCTGATGAAATTCTATTGGCGTCTAATAATAAAACACTTGCATGTAAATCTGTTTCACTTTCTAATTGTATACCGTCTGTTGATTGAACACTTGTAACAGAAATCTCTGCTGATTCCATAAATGTATAATATTGTTTTATAAATTCTAGAAATCGTGGGTGTTCATCTAAAACAAAATCAGGTACCTGATGTTTTACCCTTGTTGATATTTTTTTATTAAATGTTGCCATTAGTAACTAGATGTTGTTGTGTAAGTTGTTCCACCATCTGAAGTACCAGTTGCAAAAGAATCTGTTTCTACTGTTACACTTGAATTTGCAACATCAATAGCAAGTATTTGGTCTCTTACAGGTATAATATCATTTGAATTTGGTTTAACAGTTAATTCAATAACGGTTGAAGCACTACCTCTAATATTTGATACTGAAGAAATATTAATAGATGTTAATGTAATTTGACCTGTAGTATAATTAATTATACCTTGTGTATTGTTTATATAAGTTTTAACACCACTTACTAAATAATACATTCTAATATTTCCTTGACCGTCATCATTTAAAAACATTTCATTATCATTACCTGATATTTTAAATCCTGATGATTCTAAAATACCACCTGCACTTGTATTATGTCCTGAATGAGGATTGTATAATGCATTTCTAAAATACACTTGATATGTTATTGAGCTATCTAATGTAGGTGTAAAATCTTTTCTAACTTTAATAGTTGTAATATTTGATAAGATAGATGTATCTGTATCATCTATGTCTTGTACTAATTGTGAATATCTAAATAGACCTTCAAATTTTCTTAAATTATTTGAATTAAAGTTTCTTAAAGTTGATATGATATTTGTTCTAATAGTATCAGAAGACTTGGTCGTTAAATTTTCATTATATTTAACATTAGATGTTAAAAGTATAGATGTTGTTTCTGGTGTTACGATTACAGGAGTTACAGAAGCAACATTATATTTTTTTAAATTATCTACAATACTTTTTTTTGTTGTTTCAGTTAAAGTTGAGCCTGATTTAGGAACAATACCAATATAAACTGCACCATAAACAGGTGTCTCAGCATCCTCTCCACCGTATGCACTTATTGATTCTGCATTAGGATAAAAAGTTTGTGTTAAAGTTTCATAGTCTTTAACTGTAACTGCCCTATTTTGTGATTGATATTGTAGGGGTGCATTAAATCTAATTGAGTTATTAGATTGTGCAACAGTTCCGCCTTGTGCATTTGATTTAGTTTGAATAGAAACATCAGTATAACCACCTACAGTTGAACCTAAAACAAATGATGAGGCACCATTTGATTGAGACATATTGGTTACAACATATTCCAATTTTACTATATTTCCGTCTTCTAATGCTTTACCTAAAACACCGTCACCAAAATAAACTTCAAATCTTCCGTCATCACATTCTTGTAAGAAATAAACTTTTGATGTAGAATCTATTTCTGTCAATGTATGACTTCTAGTATATGTATTTGTTGTTGTATCACTGGCTGAATTTTGTATTTTAACTTTTAGTGTAGAAGTATCTGCTTGATTACTAGGAATATGAAAATGTTGGTCAACATCAGTTGAATCAACAGTATATTGAAAATTTACTAATGTTCCTTCATAAATATTTACATTTGAAAATTTATATACACCATCTGTAGGTGTAGTAGTTACATCTTCATTTGTTATAAAGTTGTAACTTATCTGGTCGATAGTGGTATTAAATGTAGTTCCTTTTTCCATTACAATAGAAGCAACAGTTGTAGGAACATTATTTACAGTTATATCAATTGACGCTACCGGTGATTTGACTGAAGTAGGTGTATAACCTAATTGTCTTGCTAATGAAACAACATTTTTACGAATATCTGCACTATCAAGATATAATTCATTTGATAACATGTTAGCATTAAATGAAAGGTAATGTGTATTGTATGCTAACAAGTCTAATAATACTGCCATACCTGAACCTTCAAAATCATAATCAGAAAATTCTGCCTGATTTTGTAAGAATGTTTTTAGATTACTTTTAATATTATCAAAATCTAATTCTGATACATCTAATCTATTACTAATTGCATTTGCCATTTTATCTTATTCTCTCTAAAAATGTTTCTACTACTACTGGTTCTAATGTGCCTATTATGGTAAAAGTAATACTGCAAAAATATGAGTTTCTATCTCCATCCGGTCTTACTTTTATATTTTTAACTACTATTCTAGGTTCATATTCATTTAACATGTCAGATAATCTTTGTCTCATGAAATGAGATGTTAATTCTGTCATAGGTTCAAATAATAAACCTCTTATACCAGAACCAATTTCTGGGTGAAATGGTCTCTCATAATTATTTGTGTTAATTAAATTTCTAACACTTCTCTTAATAGCTTCAGCGTCTGTAAGTTTATTTACATCTTTAGTTACTGAATTTAAACCAAAGTCTAAATCTAGGTCTTTAAAAGTCCTACTAGTTCTATTTGATTCGTTAGTATTTGTAGCGTCCCATTTTGGCATAACGCTAACTATTTATACAGATTACGCTGTCCTTTTCCACATATAGACAACAATATATGGTTGAACATTGTTATGAGCAGAGCCGCCACCTGTAAAACTTGTGTTACAAGGATTTCCTATACCCGAACCAAAGTTTTGAACAAACTCTTGGTTACCGGCTGCACCACCAAATCCTGCTGATGAATCGTTAGAACCTACTTGATGTCTATGAGAAGGTATTTGAGATTCTGTAAGAGTATGAGTTTTAGAACCACCAGTTTCTTCAGCACTATTAAAATCTGAATCACCCGAATCAAGTCCTATAAGAACACGACCTGCACCGAAAGATGACCATGTACCAAATCCTAATAGTGTTGCTGGATTTGTTGAGTTGGTAGCGTTCATATAAATTGAACCTACAGGATATGCATTTGCAATTGTAGCAGTTACACCTGTTAATGTTGTAAATGAAACTTGGCCGCTACCATTTGTAGACATAACTTGTCCACTATCACCATCAGTTGTAGGCATAACATATGAACCATCTCCACCTAAATGAGTTAGGTTAGCATCCATTTCATCATGCGTTAATGCACTACCTTTTGTACTTCGTTTTGTTAATGCCATTATTAATCCTGATTAAAAGTTGTTTGATTTTCTACTGTATCACTATAGTACTGTCCTACATATGATTTTATAACATTATTTATAGTGCCTGGATTATTTTCTAAATAATCATCTACAAAATATTGAAATACAGATGTTTCAGTATTAAAGACTACATCTGGGTCACCTGTTGTATCTGCATTATAGTTTAAAACTACATTATCTATATTTAATGTAATTGTTGTATTTTCATCCAACGAATTTATAGTGGCAGTATGAGGAGTTAAATCTGAAACTGTATATGTTATACCATATTGTGTAGGCATTATGAACCTTCTTGTGTTGCAAAAACATTAGGAGAACCATTTGCACATACTGTAGGTGGAAAACATGGGGCATGTCCTGTAGTAGGACTACCCATAGTTGCAATAGGTCTACCATTAACAAATACACTTGTTTGAGTAGGTATAACTACATCAGTACATGCTGTCTTATCTCCGAATCTTACTGCACCCCTATTATTGATAAAAACATCAGTTGAACCAGTAATAAATGGAGTAGCATGAAATTGTATACATTTATGCCCTGCATGAAAATCTCCTATTCTTATTGTTGGTCTACCTGCCATATTATTATTTATAATAAAAAATAAAGCTTGACAAGATATTGAAAGTATCCTATAATAATAGAATGAAAAAAGTACAAATATTGAACAATTTAGACCAAATGAGAATCGTTCTCAATAAATTATTTTCAATTAATTTACTAAACCCTTATAAATCAATAACTTATAGAGGAAGAAAGTGCTTGACACAGCTTTAAAAGTATCCTATAATGTACACATGAATAAATTAAAACACACTAAAAAACAAAACTTTCAAGATACACTAAATTTAGACAGTAAATCTCAATTGGCAAAATTACTTGCTACTGAGAATATTACTGTTCAACATAATAATGTTGCTACTGCTTCATTTGATGTTGCAAATCGTGTATTGACACTTCCTATATTTAAAATCAAAAATAAAAATGTTTATGACATGTTAGTCGGTCATGAATGTGGTCATGCATTATGGACTACTTGTGATGATTGGTCAGAAATAGGTAAAGATGATAAATTAAGAATGGCTGTAAATATTCTAGAAGATACTAGAATTGATAAAATGATACAATCTAAATTTCCAGGTATCATTGAAGATTATCACAAAGGTTTTAAAGTTCTAAATGATTCTAACTTCTATGGTATGCAAGACCATGATATTAATGAATTATCATTTTTAGATAAAGTTAATATGAGAAGTAAATCTATGAATACAATGAGTATTGATTTTTCTGATGAAGAAACAGAATTACTAAAACAAGTTGATGATATCAAAACTTTTGCTGATGTTATGAAACTTGCAAAAGAATTACTTGCATGGCAAAAACAAAAAGATGAAGAAATGTTTGCTAACAATATGGATGTCTCTGCTGATAAAAAACAAGGTGGTGACAATCAAGACGCTGACGGCGAACAAGATTCAGAATATAAAGATGATGATGGCGAAATGAGAGATGAAGATTCTCATAGTGATTCAGGTCAAGATTCAAAAGATGAAAAACAACAAAGAGATGATGAAACTTATAGTGAATATAAAGACAGATTAAAAAAGATAAAAGAAAAAGAAAAACTAGAAGAAGAAATGATGAAATCATCTATGGCACCACAAGAAATGCAAGATGATGATTTCGGTATTACTAATAGAGAATTTGAAAAATCAGTTCAACAATTGACTGATACTGCCAACGATAGTAGAAGAGCTTATGCAAATCTGCCTAAGGCAAATCTAGAAAATACTATCATTAGTTACAAACAATGGTTTAAAGACTTCGGTAATACAGTTGATAAAGATTCTTATAAAGAATACAAATCACAAATGTTATCTAGATATGGCAATTTCAAAAAAGATAGTATGAAAACAGTTAATTATCTAGTAAAAGAATTTGAAATGAAAAAGTCTGCTACTGCATACAGAAGGGCTACTACTTCTAAAACAGGTATTATCGACCCTATGATGTTAAGTAAATACAAGTTTACAGATGATATATTCAAAAAATTGTCTATCGTACCAGACGCTAAAAACCACGGTATGATTATTCTAGTAGACTGGTCAGGTTCTATGTCTGATGTATTACCTTCTGTTATCCAACAGTTGATGAATCTTGCATGGTTTTGTAGAAAGATTAATATTCCATTTGAAGTTTAT